GCAGTATCGTCGTTATCGTCAAAACTAATACATCTATCTACACAACTTAACTCTTGTACAATTTGTCTACGTTCTGCAAATGGCATAAATGGTCTACCTTTTTTACGTCTTAACCAGTCATCGCTATTACACCCAACGTATAGTTTACCTCCATACTTTGCTAACTCTTTTGCTGCCTTAAAATAAGCAATATGTCCACTATGCAATGGATCAAACCCGCCTGTTACTAGTACACATGTCGTCATATGGTATGCCACCTATAATCATAAATGTCACCATTTACCCATTTTGTTATTATTCCTTGGTCTGATAAAATACCATTATGCATAATTATAGATTTTAAATTATCGTTTACAATATTCATATCTGCTATTTCATACCAAGATGTATTATATGGTAATGGTTCTCTTTCTTTGTATGTTAAAATTTGAATTAAGTCTGTATATTTTTCTTTTTGTAAATAGAAATCATTTACGTCAAATCCATTTAATGCAAGGAGATATAGTATCTGTGATACAGTAAATGTATGATAGTTTTGTGCAGGAGTATAATTTTGGAAACGATTTTGATATATAGTAACAGTACTAGGAACACAAAGATATAACATACTTCCTAGTGCCATAGTACGATTAACACGACCTAAAAATTCAACAGGACTGTATATACTTTGCATAACATTATGACACCAGACTACATCAAAAGGTACACTCCATACTGTATTATCTGTATTAAAATCGTGATTCTTATACTTTATATTTTTGCGACTTGGCACATTGTTTTCCGCATGTAAATCAAAGCCTACACAATTAAAGTTTAGATACCTATCTTTTTTGCCATCTTCGTTCCATACCTGCATGTTTGCCCAAAATTCTAAGTCTTTTCCTTTGCCACAACCAAAGTCAGCCATATGCTTAATAGTAACCTTAAAGTCGTCAAATTGATCTAGTAAATTTAATGCTAAAAGACTATGCTCATGACTATCATTGTCATCCCATTTGTAAACTTCTTTAATCAATTCTTATATCTTCCATACCTGCAGTACGTAATCTAACTACATGACCCATTTGCCATTGTTTAGTATCCAAGCCTTTCATTATACCTAACCATTTGTTACGTAGCAATGCAACTTCATTAATTATAGTTTCAAAGTCTATAACTTCGTCTTCGCCATCAACATACTTCTCTGCATCTCTACTAGTCAATGCACGAGCATATCCTTCTAAATATTTTTGAAAGTGCTTACGTCTTATTTTACGTAATTTTATATTTAAAAAGTTAAGTACAGCTTCTATTTCTTGTAATTGGTTAAACCTATGTTCAGTGATACCAGGCAATGCAGTTATGTTTTTCTCCACAATACCTTTGACACTACATTCACGTTTTGCTTCTTCCAATTCACTTTCATAAAAATTTATGCAACCTGGAATATCTGCTAAGTTATTTACAACTCTATTGTACCACTGGCTCAATACAAATCCTCTTCCTCGTAATCGTCATATTCATCTTCATCAACTTCGCCAACTATTTCGTCTACACTATTTTTCATGTATTCATCAATGCCACCAAGTTTAATTAAATCTTCTTCATCTAATACTTCTTGTAAATCATCTACAAGTTGATCAGTAGCATGTTGAATTTCTTTTGCAGGAATATATTGTTTTAATATTTGGTATACAAGTTTAACTGGTGCTTCCATTTTCTTCCTCTGCTTCTGAGTTTTTTTCTTTTATAACTTCTTGGACATCTTCTTGTCCATGAACTACTTCATCTATACTTAGTCCATCTTGGTCAGATATGTCCTGCATAATTGATTCTAGTTTGTCACCTGTCCAACCTTTACGAAACTCGAGCATTTCTACACCTGCAGTGGTTGTATATTTTAAACGATTTCCTTGTTTTGTAAGTAATCCTTTTGCTTCGAATAGTTCAAGTAATCCGCTATATTTATTCATACCTGTTTCATAAGGAATTTTGACTTGCACACCTTCAAACGGTTTTGCATAACGAGTTTTCATTACTTTACATGCTGCTCTAATACCGCTCACAGTTGTTGTCTTGTTTCCATCTTCATCTTCTTTAAGTTTTAATTTTCTCATAGCAATAACAATACTACTTGCATATATAAAACCTTGTCCACCTGATATCTTATCATCTGGATCAAACATATCTTGCGAAGCATACGTATGGTTAGTACATACCATACCTACATTATAACTACCAATCATGTTTACTGTATTTCGTACAAGTGAAGTAAGTGCCTTAGGCTTTCTACCCATATCACCTTTCATGTTACCTGCTTCAAATTGGTCAACATCTGTTGGTGTAAGTAACATACCTAAACTATCAATTACAAATAATACTTTAGGACGTTCTTCCTCTGGCATTGCTTTATAATCTTTCATAAATGTGCTTATAGTTTTTGCTACATCATCAATCATACTCATACTAAGTTTTAGTAACTTAGTCTCATCTGTATCTACACCAAGTGCTTGTAACCATGCTTCATCTAGTGCATTTTCACTATCAATTAGGACAACAAAGATACCTTGCTCTTGTGCATTTTTTACAATGTTACCTGATGCAAAATAACTTTTGCCAGCACCTGATTCACCTGCGAATACAGTGACTTTGCCCATTGGAACACCACGATGAAAATCACCACTTACTAAGTAGTTTAATGCATAACTGCCAGTACTAATCCAATCTGTAGGATCATGGAATCCTATACTTAATCCATCTATGCTTTTTGTTATATCTTTCCTAAATTTACTTACGTCAAACGGCTTACCCATTTTTATTCTCCATTGTATTCATAGAAGTTAAAGGCGACATTTCTGCCGCCTTTTATAATTAAGATTGTCTATTACGGATCATTGCTAGAATGTCTTCTGCTCTTTTACTTTCACCGCCTTCAGCTGTTGCTGGTGCAGCCGGAGCCGCTACAGTTTCAGTTTGTGGTGCAGGAGTAGGAGTTGCACCCATTTCTGCTGGTGTTGCTACTGGAGCCGGAGCAGTTTCCATAACTGGAGCCGCCGGAGCAGGTGTTGGAATAGTAGGTGCCTTTACAGTTGACGTACTTGAGGTTGAGGAACCTGCTGGAGCATCTACACCATATGGACGATAATACTGGCCCCAACGTTCAACGTCGTAAGCCTCGCCATTTACACTTGCTTCGAACATCTCTTTGATGCACTGCAATTCTACTTCTGTAGGTTTTTTAGGAAGGTAGTCTGATAATGTATTAAGACCATGTGTCTCAATGGCGCTCATTTGTGCCTCTGTTAGTGCTGTCTCTTTACGAGCCCACTTACTTGTACTGTAATCTGCATACTGTCCTTTTGTAGTTTTAGTAATACGGAAATCTAAACCAGCAGTATAGTCTGTTGGCATTTCTTGGATATCCGGATCCATAAGTGCATCTTTAATTAAGTTAAAGATACTAGGGGAGATTACAAACCTTCGAATTGGATTCTCAGGTGCGTCTTCTTGAAGTGTATTCTCGGTAACAAAACCTTGGAATATATAACTACGTTTCTTCCAATATTTTCTACCCATGTCTTCAAGACTCGAATCTTTGAACCAACCACGTACTTCTGTCAATACAGGACAAGTTTCGTTCCACATCTCAACACACGGTACCTGTACTACAACAGGTTTACTATTCATGTCGTTTTTAACACCAGTAAATGGTAAACGAATCATAAGCCTTTCAGCCCAGAAAAATGTATTGTTAGGATCGTTATCAGGTAGGAAACGAACTGCTGTAGTTGTTCCTTCTGGAATATTCCAATGTGGGAAGATTGCGTTGTCGCCGCCGCCGGTTCTCTCGCTACGAGATTCTTGTGATTTTAGTTTTGCTCTAATTTCTGCCAAAGATGTTGCCATTATTTTCTCCTTAAATGTGCCTATTGTTTAGCCTTGTATGTGCCTATTCACATACTATATCACATAGTATATGCTACTTTATTTATCAAGTCAATAAAAAAAGGCATAAAAACTGATGCCTTTTTAAATTATTTTTTTATTAGTTTTTTAGAACGTAGCCGCAATCTTAAATTGGATTACAGAACCATCATCATCAGTTGATGCTTCTCCGCCGTTCTTATATTCATAGTCTGTATAGTTCACGTAGCCAGTCAACCCTGGAGCAATAGCATATTTAATTTCTGCCATGTGTTGCTTTAGGTTTTCTTTTTCTGTACCAGAAACATCTAAACTATCTTCTGATTCCATTGTTGATACTGCTATAGTCATATCACTGTTTAGTTTATAACTTGCGCCTGCACCTACAGTATCAATGTCCTCATCAGCACCTTCTACTTTACTCATTGCACCAATCAGTGTCATATTACCTAATGCAACTTTTGCACCAATACTGTGTGATTCATTATCAATCGCACCAGATACACCTTGTTCAGCCATAGTTGCACCAATAGTAATATTGTCGCCGATTGCTAACTTACCGCCGATAGCAGTAGCATCAGTATCGCCTGCAACACCACCGTCCATGTAACTTGCGCCTACAGTAAGTGGGCCTATTGCTGGTGCAATGTATGATACTTTATCTGAATCTGAACCATATGCTTTTTCACCTGCACTTGATTGGATAGATGCATTTGTATATGTACCTGTGACTTCTTCGTCCATTATATCATGTTCACCAATACCAAAACTACCTGTGACATCATCGTTACCGCCTAATGTGATTTTACCAAAGTCGCCTTTGATGTACAGTGATGATTCATCGATAGTTGCACTAGAATCTGCAACAGTTGCCATTTCCACAACCATGCCATAATCTAATCCTGTTTCTGTTTTGTTTGAGAATGAGAACTTAATCTCGTTATCGGAGTTGCCCATTGAATCACCTTTTTGTGATGCAATTTGTGAGTCAACGTCCTTGTAGTAAAACTCTGTGCTACCAGAGATTGATACGTCTGCAAGTGCAGTCGTACTTAATAATGCCACTAAAGCGGCACCAGTTAGAATTTTCTTCATTAATTTTTCCTTAAGTTGGGGCTTGATTTCGCTCGTATTTACTTTTTTTCAATACATTTTATTTATTATAATAAAATTATTTCCAAAAAAAAAAGACGGTCAAAAACCGCCTTCTTTAATATAATTTGTGCTTATTTGTTGTTTCGATCGATGTCCTGTAGTTTACGCATTTGTCTTGCTACTATACTTCTCGGTGTTATTTGATAGCCTTGTTCGCCTTCATGTATGCCGTGGTTGCTCCTCGCCTTTGACCCTACGCCTGCCATTGCCTTCATTTTTGCAATGCTTTCCGCCACTTCGTCTACTTCTTCAACTTCTTCAACTTGTGTTTCTGGTTGTGTCTGTTCTACTTGTTCAATTTCAACTGACTGAACATCATCATCTAGAGGTAATTCCATTTGACCCATTCTGTTTGCATCGGCTATAGCAGACATATACTTGTCATATTGAACACCAAAAGTTCCTACTACGCCATCTAACCAATCCATTATAATTGGTCTAGCATCTGCAGTTGGATCTTGATCTCCAGCATCTCCTAAATTGTCATACAATGTATCATCACCAAATGCAAAAGCAATTGCACTTGTTGCATCTTCTCCACCATCACCTAATGGTATTGGGTTTTGCATTAATTTATTCATCTTTGCCACTTCTTCATCAGTAGTTGGCAGAGCCCATGTTCCTTCTGTAATCATATTCAAACTGTTTTCATATGCTTCAAATGATGTGTCCTCTTTTTTCTCTTTGCCGTATAAATCTTTTTTAGCCGCTTTATCAACTTTATCTACTTTACCTTGTAAAAATTTCTTAGTAATCTTAATAGCGGCTGCATATTGTTTTTCGTCATCATAGTTTATTCCACCTAGTACATTACCCATTTTATCATCTACATGGTTGTTAGAAATATATTCTATAACATTAATAACTAAATTACGATTTTTATTAGCAGTTGGCATATCGCTATTTTTCATAATATTAAAATAGTTTTTAAGTTCTTGTTCGTCTGTTTCGTTTTTAAATACTTGTATATTTTCAGAACTGTTTGCTAAAGATACAACATCATTTGCTCTACCTGCCACTTCGGAATCTAGATCCTTTTCGCTACGTTTTTCTATATCCTGAGGATAATCATCTGGGTTGTAGTTATCCTTATCCATCTTTGCTTCCTTTTTTAAATTTAGTGCTCTGTGTACTGCTGGTAAACTATCTACCATACGATCATCAAAAACTTGACGTGTAAGTTTTGTTTTTAAATCCTCAATGTCATTTTCTTCAACTTCAATTACATTGGGTACCCAATTCTCAAAATAACCTTCGTATCCTTTTGAACTACTAATTGCTTTTAATGTATCTTTTAGTCCATAATATCTATCTGTGGCTGCTTCAATAACTTCTACTGCGTCTTCACTCACATAATTATTGGATTTAGCACTACGTACAAACTGTTTTAATTGTTGCATCTCTTGCATAATTTCTACAATGTGCATACCACGATCGTCGCGTGTGTATCCTTCATTTGAAATATGTCTCGCCATTGCTCTTGCGCCAGGTAGATAATTGTTTGCAAACTTAAAACGTTCTCCTTGACTATTCTCAATGTAGATAGCACTTATGTCTCTGCTTCTAGCACCCATTTTCGTCTCATCAACAGTTTTATTGTGCTTAATAATAAGTTTTGCTTTTCCTTGTTCTAGGAAACTTTTTTGGCTTGTTCCATGTAGTCTGTTTTCCATAACTTCGTCCTGGTTACGTTGTGTTAAGAACTTGTAATCTTTTTTATCAAGTCTTTCTTTTGTTACATTATGTGTTTCATAGTTCAACATATTTCTTGCACTAAACTTGCTTAGTTCTTTTAAAAAGCCATACCAAGCATCTGCTGTACTACTATCTGCGTCTTCTACGATACTATTAGGAAAATAAACCTGTAATTTTCCTTCTTCGTTTAAACTAATAGTCACTGCACCAACTGGCAAGTCTTTATGCTTAAAGTTAAATTCAAAAAATCTTGCTTGACTTGGATCAGTAGTAATACTGCCTTCACTGTTCCCCAACTTGATGTTCGCAACTCTACTACGTATTTTGTCAAACAGTTCTTCTGATATGTTTTCTATACTTCGCATACACGTATTTATCCTATATCATTATAAATGGCATAGGCTCTTGGTCAAATTCGTCACCGTCTCGTATATAATTTTCTAACTCAGGGTGATAGTTTTTAAGTGTTTGTGCCATACGCATTACTAATAATGTACTCATTACTAAGTCATCTGTATCGCCCGCTTTTGCTTTGAAACTATTACCGGCGGCTATAAAACTTTTCATTTCACTTAGTAACATTTTACTGTTGACTTTTACTTTATCAGTTTCTACAAGTGTTTTAAACTTACTACATATACTAATTTTACTACGATGTGTTGTGTTAAAACCTCTACGATATAATCTACTATTACCATGTACCTTAGGCTCACTTAGAAAGATACCTGGTATATTTTCTTCACCAATTTCTGCTACACTTTGTAATGCCGCTTCACCTATAGTGTTATTTTCCATACTGTAATATATGTTCATATTATCAACACCTTCATCTAGTAAATATTTGTTGATGTCAACTAGTATACGAATTTGTTGTGGTATAGGAGTTTTATTATGACTCCATTCTCCTACTTGTTCCATACTAGGTATTTCAAATATTTCTATAGCCGCTGGGTCACCTCCTGTTCCTAAACTAGGATCTAGTCCTACAAGGTATGTCATTTGTCTGTTAATTTTTTTATACCAGCGAACAGTGCCGTGCCTAAATAAAGGTTCTACACCTCTCATGTTGGTTAATGCTAGACTGTCTATTAATGTTTCATCATATATGATGAATTCACATTCGTGTTCACGTCTAAAACGTTCTTCTCCAATACGTTGTAATTCTTCTGCTTTCCATTCTTCATCTCTGTCCGGATGTTCCCACCAATAACTTTGAAAATGTTTAAATCCATTTACGCCTAAATCTTGTTCAACACCGTTTTGATCATATGTCTTGTTAGCATCACGCCATATAGTTGCAAATTGATCTTCGTCACTATTAGGTGTACTTGTAATAATTGCAGATCCACCTGTTGCTAGTGTAGGTGATATACTTGTCCAAAATTCTTTAGCAATACTAGGTCTAACAAATGCAAACTCATCGCAGTACAATAATGTAATAGACATACCTCTTCCTGTATTATCTGTAGTTGCTTGAGCAATAATTCTACTACCGTTGTCGAAGTCTATGCTTCCTTTATTATAACTAGTAACACCAGCACGTATATGATCCGGACAAAGTTCATAAGCATAGCGGATACGTTGCATAATTTCTTGAGCACCAGCATATTTGTGTGCCGCAATTAGTATTACACTATCTGGCACAAACATTGCATACCATAACAAGTAACCAGCCGCAGTAGTACTTTTACCTGTTTGCCTTGGTAACATGTTAATATTAAATCTATAATTATGATATATATCTAATAATTTGTGTTGATACTCATATGCTTTATACTGCATACGTCCTTGTGTTGGATGTTGTATTGCAAAGTGATTATTCATAAAATAAAAAACACCATTTTTTGGGTGAGCACATTTTGCAAATTCGCCAAGTTGCTCCTTAGAAAATTTTTCTTTCTTATATGCTTTTTTTGTTAAATTTTGGTCTAATGGTTTAACCATGTAACATCCTTAAAATGTGATTTTGCTGGTCTAGTACTTATACGTATAACTTTTACTACTATTTCAAAATTATTAGATATATCTTCAAACATACGCATTCGTAATTGTTTCCCTGCATTTCCGTAACTACTTTTACCAATTGTTGTTAAATATGTTTTATTTCCATACTTAGGAAATACACCTCTCACAAATAAACAAACGTCTGCTAAATCTTTACAAGGCATTGTGCCTTTCATATATGCTTCTATAAAAGTAGGATTGGGTAAGAAGTCTGGTTCGTCTACAAACGATCCTAATAGAATTGCTACATATGCTTCAATATCTTCGGGTAAAGTATACCCTTCTTGTCGACTAGTTTCGTTTATGCAATCTCTGAAAACCGATACATACTCGTCCTTAATATATCTCATATTAATATTTATTAAGCACGAAAATTGGTTAAACTATCTTCCAAGCTGTCAATTAAAAGACTTTGTTCGTCTATTGACTGTTGACGAAGGTCTTTAAACAGACTTAGATTTTGTTTTAATCTAATAGGGTCTATATCAAACTTTACAGGTAACATATTAGATACAAAATTAATTTTTTCATTAGTAGGCATACTATCGTACTCTAAATTTAATACATCATCAAATACATCAAATCCTAATTTTTTTAAAAGTTTAGTAGTATTATTTCCTAAATTTATAAAAGGATGTTGTGCTATTATAGGTTTAAAACTTTTTTCTGTAATAAAAACTGTTTTAGCCCAATATGTTTCTAGAATAACACTATAGTCGGTTTGGTCATACCAGTTTATATTTCCTATTGTATAAAAGTCTGTATTTCTTTCAATAGATTGTGTTATATCTTCATATAGTTGTAGAGGCAAATTATTTGTACACCAATCTATAAATTTTGGTTCAAGTGTATGCGTAAATTCGCTATCTATAAATCTTTGAGGTTTAATTATTTGATCGACAGTCCGTGCTATTCTACCATTATTCTCTGTATTAATTTGTCCTAAATAACTTATTAAGTTTTCTAGTTTATTCTGTTTCCATAAACTTTGTAAAAATTGTATGCGTTCACTTTTATGATTACGCATCATACATAAGAATTTTTTACCTACAGTAAATGAAGCAGGTCTGCTAGATTCAATTAAATCATAATGTAAACCATATTGCTTTTCCCACCCTATGACATGTTGTTTTTCATGTGTGCCTGCATATCTTACATCAGAAGTAATTATTATAAAGTTTAGATCACTATCATCTAAAAATTTTGTAATTATATCACGTGCAGGATCCCACCAACAATATACTATCACTGTACCTTTGTACCATTTTTTTAAGTGGCTTATACTAGGCATATTCATAGTATCAGTATACCATACATTATGCAAAGGCCCTGTGCGTTTTAGTATACTACGTAAAAATATTCCTTGAGGAGTATTATGTTTATAATGAAAGTTATCACGACTTAGACTTAATTGTGTCGACATGTATTAGTTGTCCGTTTCCATTTGTATAGTAATTTGTTTTACTAGGCAATCTGTATACTGCACTTTTATTTGGGTGGTAAACAAATGATCTTTCCCATGGTCTATCACTATTGAATATATGATCTTGTGCCTCGTGTTGTAACTCATCCACTGCTTTAGTATCTAATGTAAACATTTGTTTTGCAAAGTTTGCATGTTCTTGTGGACTAGGATGTCTATCATTAGGTAGTGTTTCTCTCCATGTAGTTTCGTTTGCACCTTTGTACCCTAAAAATTCTGCCATACTTTTGTTAAATAATTTCTTAGTATCAAATACATTGTCATATTTTAAGTCTATGCGTTCCATACTCGTAAAGTAAAAGTCACAACCTATACCTTGTAATATAGTAGACACTGCTTTGAAATAACTATTATTTTCTAATGCAGTCTTATCTTCGTGTAAATATTTTGCACGTTCTTTAGGTTGATAAAAATATGCATTTCCGGGCATATCCCAACCTGTGTCATTAGTAAAATCTGCAATACGAGCAGGTTGACTCCACATTATACATACTATATCTTTATTAGTAATATTATGTCGACTTATACATTCTGTAAAACTATGTAGTATAAAATCATTACTACCACCAGGTAATGCCCAATTACTATAATCTTTTGCTAGTCCACCAACGTGCAAGTAATCAGCCCACGTGGGCCATTTGTAGATTGTAAAACTACAACCAAATGTATATAACTTATTGTACATATTTCATCCATAAAAAAAGCGACTACTTGTATATAGTCGCTTTATATTAAGTTAGTAAATTAAGTTTTATTTTTCTGCTTCTTCTAAAAAATCTTTGTAACTTTTGTAAAGTTTTTCTTCTACTGCTTCCATAGTTTCTTCAACTTCACGTGGCTCCTGGTTCATTGGATTGTCACCGTCTGCACTTGCAGGATACATTTTCTTAGGACCATTTAATCCGCCACTTAGACCAATTAATTGATCTTCTACACTACTATATTCTTCTTCAGGCTCATTAGCATACTCTTGTATTTTATCTGCATAGTTTTCGTAACCTGCTAGTTGTAAAATATCTTGTAGTTCTTGCACTGGTACAGATACCATTGCGTCAACTGCTTCTTCGTCACAACCACAATCATCTTCCATTTCAATATCTTGTTGTTGTACGTCTTCAATTGTTTGAACATCATCATCTAGAGGTAATTCCATTTGTCCCGGTCTGTTTGCATCTGCTATAGCAGACAAGTACTTGTCATATTCGACACCAAAAGTTCCTTTTACAGTATCTAAGTATTTCTGTATGACTGGTCTGGCATCTCCAGTTGGATCTTTATCACCAGCATCTCCTAAATCGTCATACAATGTATCATCACCAAATGCAAAAGCAATTGCGTTAACAGCATCTTCCCCGCCATCACCTAATGGTATAGGGTTTGCCATTAACTTATTCATCTTGGCTACTTCTTCATCAGTAGTTGGTAAAGCCCATGTGCCTTCTGTAATCATATTGAGTCCTTGCTCGTATGCTTCAAATGTTACATCTTCTTTTTTCTCTTTACCATATAAATCTTTTTTAGCCGCTTTATCAACTTTATTTACTTTACCTTGTAAAAATTTCTTAGTAATCTTAATAGCGGCTGCATATTGTTTTTCGTCATCATAGTTTATTCCACCTAGTACATTACCCATTTTATCATCTACA